TGGCTCGGTAATCAGTACCGTAAAGGATGCCATTACAGGATTTACGGACGCCATTGGTTTAACGGCGGTCGCGGCGGCGGATGCGGTGGACTCCGCTATCGCTAACCTCGAGGGGAATCAGAAAAAAATCGATAACGCTCGGAGGCTGGCGGTTGCTAATGCTCAAAAAACGGGCGGCGATGTTAAGGCGATAAACGACGAATATCGTAAACAGGAAATCGCCGAAAATGATAAGTTAATTAATGACGTTAATGCGCTCGAGAAAAAAGGAGTTTTATTAACGAAAGAACAACTCGACGCGCGTTCAAAAGCGATAGCCGCCAACGGTGAAATAAATATAAAAGCGGCTGAGGAGGAGGCGAGCGCGGCGGAAAAAATACGCAACGACGCGGCGGCTGAGGAGGAGAAACGAATCGAGCGCGCAAAGCAAGCCGCCCAGCAACGCGCCCAACAAATTAAGCAAAACGAGGCGGAGGTAACTCAGGCAATTAGCGACGCCCGCGAGGCTCGTTTACAGGCGGGTTTAAGTGATGAAGATAAGGAACTCCGCCAGCTTGATTTAAAATATGAAAAGTTAAAAACTCAGGCGGGTAATAATCAGAATTTAATTAACCAAATCGCGGACGAAAAGGAAGCGGAACGCCTTGGGATACTTAAAAAATATTCGGACTTAGAACTCGCCCAGCAAGCCGAAAAGGATAAGGCGCTCGCCGACCAAGTCCGCCAAAATGCAATAAATGAGGCGGCCGAGCTCGAGGCGCTTGAGGAGGCTAATTTCCAAGCGGGACTCAGCGCAAAGGATCGCGAATTAAACGCGGTCCGAGATTCCTATTTTGAACGCATCGAAATTTTAAAAGCGGCGGGAAAGGACGCGTCTAACCTCGAAAACGAATTATTGACCAAAGAGGGGGAAATCCGCCAAAAGTACCGCGACGAAGAAACGAAAAAACAGGAGGACGCGGCCAAAGCCGAGGCGGATAAGGCGAAACAATTAAGCGACGCCCGAATACAAGCGGCCACCAATACCGTTTCCACCTTACTCTCGTTAAATGAGGCTTTCGCGGGTAAAAGCCAGCAAAGCCAAAAGGCCGCATTTCAGCGCCAAAAAGCTCTCCAAATCGCGCAAACGGGTATTGAGACGTATAAAGCCGCCCAAGGTGCTTACGCTTCCCAATTGATTCCTGGCGATCCTACATCGGTACCCCGCGCGTTTATCGCGGCGGCGGCGGCCGTTGCGGCGGGACTTGCTAACGTGGCAAAGATTAAGGCGACGACATTTAGCTCGCCAGCCCCAAGCGGTGGAAATAATACGAGCGTCCCAAGCCTCAGCGCTCAAGGCGTGGCGGCCTCAGGTGGAACCGTGCCCGAGTTTAACCCGCTGGCGGCGTTTAATATTCAAAACCAACCTCAGCAAGCGCAACCCGCCTACGTTCTCGCTGGCGACGTGGCGAGTTCACTTGAGGCGCGGGCAAAAGTTCAGGACCTCGCGCGACTATAAAAAGAAAGGCCCCCACGTTTGGAGGCCCAACCCATATATAAACTGCAAACTGATAGAGAACAAATATAAAAAAAAAATGGATTCGAAAAAAATTTATAAATGCGTAATTAGCCCCGAAGGTAGTTTGGGCGTCGAGGCGATTTCATTAGTTGAATTTCCCGCCATTGAGTCCAATTGGATCGCATTAAAAAAGGAAGTGAAACTCGAGGCCCTCGATAACGAGCGGCGTATGCTTTACGGCCCCGCGCTTATTCCTGATAAACCTATTTTGAGAATTGATAAGGAAACGGGCGAGGAGTATTATATCGTATTCGATAAAGAGACGATTTACAATTGTGCTCACGCCTTTATGAAAAACGGTTTCCAAAATGCTCATACTTTTGAGCATATGAAACCTATCGAGGGCGTTACCGTAGTGGAGTCATGGTATAAAGAAGGCGAAAACGATAAAAGCGCTTTTCTAGGAATGGACGTTCCGATTGGAACCTGGGTAATTGGCTCGAAAGTAGACAACCCCGAAATATGGGCGAGCGTTAAGGAGGGAAAGGTTAAAGGGTTTTCAATTGAGGGCTACTTTGACCACGTCGGTTTAACGATGGGGGCCGTTAGTCCCGAGGCGTTAGCCCTTCAGGAAATAGAAAAATTATTTAACTCATTTTAAAGCATCACCGCGAGGTGAGTTTTGGTTCAAGTGTTTATAGGGTGAAACTAAAAAGGGTTCCTAACGAGGAGCCCTTTTTGCTGCATTATAATTTGTAATTGGGGAAATAAATAGGCGTTTCCGTTACATACGCAAAACATTATACGCATGTCAAAAACCAATTTAAAAGACTCTTTGAAAAATATCTTTTCGAAGTTTGGGATTGATCCAAGCGTCCACGGAATTAAACTCGAGGAAGTTAAGCTCGAGACGGAAGGCAAATTAATGGATGGGACTCCCATTTATACAAGTGCCGAAAGTTTCGCGATTGGCGCCGAGGTTTATACTAAGGACGCCGAGGGTAATATGGTCCCAGCCACCGCGGGCCGCTATGAGCTCGAGAGCGGTGAATTCATCGACGTTAACGAGGCTTCTCAAATCGCCGAAATGGGCCTCCCCGAAATGGAGGAGGAAATGAGTTCGGACGATTTACTGAGCGCCATTAACAAACTGAGCGAGCGCGTTTCGACCCTTGAGGGCGAAAAAACCGCGTTGGAAACTGAATTGGCGGCGGTGAAAAATGAGGCTTCAAAAGCTACCGAAAAGCTCGGAGCGGTTAAAGCTGAATTGGCCGCTGTTAAAAAGCAACCCGCGACCGTATCGGTAAAAGAAAAAAATCCAACTCGCGTAATTCTCGGCGAGCAAAAAGCGGAAAAGCCATTTTCACAAATGACGCTCCGCGAACGTATCATAAATAACATCGAAAAAATTAAATAAAAAAATCAGTTATGCCAACTACTGCAAATCTTACTACAACCTACGCGGGAAAATACGCTGGGGAGTACATTAAAGCGGCGTTCCTTGCTAATGAATCATTGCAACACGTAACCGTTAAAGAAAATATTGATTACAAACAAGTCGTTAAAAAACTCGTTGACGATATAACATTCGAGGCTCCAACTTGCGACTTCACGCCGCTGGGTACTGTGACTATTACCGAGCGCGTTTTAACGCTTGAGAAATTCCAAGTTCAGCGAAACCTGTGTAAAAACACTTTCCTCGCGGATTGGGGCGCGAACTACGTTCAAAACGGTGAACTCGAGCCAGCTTTGAGCGAGACTTTGATCGCAAACATGCTCGAGGGAATCGCGGCGAAAAATGAGGAAATTTTGTGGACGGGCGTTAACGCTACGGCGGGCCAATACGACGGACTTTTGACCCTTATGGATGCGGCGGGTTCGGGCGTTAATTTCGTATCTACTCCCGTGGCTATCGATTCGACTAACGTAATTTCTAAAATCGCGGCTACCGTGGCGGAGTGCCCAACGCCTGTAAAGCGTGCAATTGAGAAACCTATTATTTACATCGCTCAAAACGTATGGGAGGCATTTATGCAAGCCAGCGCGGCGGCGGGTAACGGATGGTACACTTACGGCGGTCCTGAAATGCCTAAATCTTATTTGGGTTATCAGTTGGCAATTTGCCCAGGCATGCCCGATAATACGATCGTAATGGCTCAAAAATCTAACCTTTGGTTTGGTACAAATATTCTGAGCGATTGGAATAATATTCAGGTCGTTGACATGGGCCAATTCGCTGAGGATAACGTTCGTTTTAGTGCGAAATTCTTTGCGGGTGCTCAGTTCGGTATCGGTAACGAAATCGCGGCCTACGGAACATTCTTCTAAAAATTAAATGGGGGGTTTAAACGCCCCCCCTAACTTTAAAAATATAATACTATGCCATGTTTACTTTCTGCGGGCTTTATGCTCGATTGTAACGAGGGGGTCGGCGGGGTCAAAAACGTATATTTCGCGAATTGGGAGTTTTTCTCGAGCGGAGTAACGTTAGACCTTAACGGAATTATCGACGGCCTGCCAGGCGTTGCGGGAAGCGTTGATATATTCCAATACCAACCGAACCGAAATACGGGCGCCCTTACTGTGGTCCCAACCGCTAACCTCGAAAACGGAACTTTATACTACGATCAAACGGTCGAGCTCACCTTGGGTAAACTTTCTAACGCTAAAAAGAAAGAACTCGAGCAAATGAGCAAGGCCAAACTAATTGTTTTCGTTCAACTTTACGACGACCAAATCGTTTGCGTTGGCCGTACCGATGGAGCGTTTTTAACTACGGGTTCTTATCAGTCAGGTAAAGCTAAAGGCGACCTGAACGGTTATCAAATTACCGTTAACGCTCAGGAGCCTAACCAGCCCGATTTCCTAGAGGAGTATTTCCCCGCGAGCGACGTTCCTTTTAGTAATTTCGCGGGTATTACGGTAGTTCAATAATATTCGTTAAAGGGTTATATATTAAAAACGGGGGCGGGCGTTAAACCTCGCCCCTTTTTTATAAGAAAATGAATTATTTAAATACAAATCAGGCGGGGCAAACTTTATATTTAAGTTTGAACGAATCGCGACAATATTTCGCGACGGCCTTTACCCATTATTTATTTATTTTAATTCACGAGGAAAATTCAACCGTTGGTGAGGAGCTCGCCCAAGTGCCCACGATCGTAATCGAAAACCAACGAATTACCCAATTAACCGTAACGACGCTCGGGTTAACCCTTCCTGGGCGTTATCGTTACTATGTTTATGGTCAAAATTCGGCCGTAAATTTGGATCCAACTAACGCGGCGGTCGTTGGCCTGTGCCGAATCGGTTGGCTCGATTTAAAAAGCTCGACGATTTATTACGACGTCCCCAATATAACCATTAACGACGATATTATTTACAATGGAAACCCATAACGTTAAACGAATAAGCCTCGCGGATTATACTGTGAGGAGCTCAGCCGAAAAAACCGACCGTTCGGGGTGGGTTAATTACGGCGTCGATAATTTATTTCCTCAATATCTTTCTGAGCTCGCCGCAACGGGCGCCGTTCACGGTTCTCTGTGCATTTCCATTGGTGACATGTTCGCGGGAAAGGGGCTCGAGGCTGGCGTTTATAACCAAAGATTGGAGGCGCTCAGCGCTTACGATGTTTTTTACGGTTGCGCCCATGATTATAAAAAATACGGCGGTTATTATATCGAGGTAATTTATTCAATTGACCGTCAAAACATAGCGAAAATTCGCCATTTACCCTTTGAGGAATGCCGAATAGCTGTTACAAATGAGGAGGAGGAAATCGTCGGCGTTTATCATTCTAACGACTGGGCCAATACACGAAAGAAACGCAATAAGCCCGAGTTTTTACCCGTATTTAATCCGACGAATAACGCCGAGGAACCGCGCCAGATATTTTATAAGTTCGCTTATTGCGGGGCTAATATTTACCCGCGCCCCGATTATTACTCGGCTATAAATTCCATCGAATTAGCGCGCGAAATTAGCGTTTACCACGTAAATAACATCATGAACGGCTTGAGCCCTTCAATGATTGTGAGCCTATTCCAAGGCGCGCCCGCTCCCGATGAACAACAACAAATTAAAAGGGATTGGGAAAGGGAATTAACGGGCGCCAGGAATGCGGGTAAATTCATAATGACGTTTAACGAACGCGATACGCCGAAACCTGATATTACAACCTTTCCACTTTCGGACGCGGATAAACAGTATGAGTTCCTTTCGAAGGAATCGACCTCGTTAATTATGGTCGCTCACCGCGTGGTGACTCCTTTGCTTTTTGGTATTCGTGACGTGGGCGGAGGGTTCGGTTCGAATAAAGATGAGATGGCGGTCGGCCTTCAGATTTTTACAAATCAGGTCGTGGATCCCGCACAAAGGAAATTAGCCTCAGGCCTTGAGGAAATTTTGAGCTACGAAATGCCAAATATTAGCATTACCGTTATTCCAAACTCTCCATTAACCAACGCGGGCGAAATTGCGGTTAATACGCCAGCGGCTCAGGTTCCCGCTTCATCCGCTCCCGTAATGGCTGAGGATGAAAAAAAAAAGTTTTGTAACTGCGAGAATTTAGCGGACTCATTCGAGCCAACGAATGAGATGAAAACGGCCGCCGAATTGGGTTTAAAATGGCGGGCCGAATATAACAGGGGCGGGACCGAGGTCGGCGTAGCGCGTGCCCGCGATATTTCAAACGGTAGAAACTTATCTATTGAAACCATTACCCGAATGAATAGTTATTTTGCCCGTCACGCCGTCGACAAACAGGCGAGCGGGTGGAATCAGGGCGAGGAGGGTTTTCCGAGCGCGGGGCGAATAGCTTGGGAACTTTGGGGCGGTGACGCTGGGCGCGATTGGGCCGCGCGTATGTCTGAAAGGATTGAGCGCGAAAACCTCAGCTCAACAATAGCCGACGAACTTATTTCGCTTGGTGAGGACGCGCCCGAGGGTTATATTTTAATTGATTCTTACGAGGTCGATTATGAAACCGACGACGCCGAAAACGAGGAGCTCGTTAAAATAACCGCCCACGAATTAGCCTCTACGGGAAGCGCCAAACCAATGAAGCCCAGCGACCAAGACGAAACGAATTACGCGGGCGTAACATTTATGACGCGTTATAGATACGCGGGATCGAAAAGCCCTCAGCGCGAATTCTGTCGGAAAATGATGGCGGCCGACAAACTTTATCGAAAGGAGGACATTGAAGCAATGGAGGACCGTCCCGTTAACCCAGGATGGGGGCCTAACGGGTCTAATTTCTACTCCATTTGGCTCAGGAAGGGCGGAGGAAACTGTTACCATTTCTTCCAAAAAGAGGTCTATATAAACGCCAAAGGAATAAACCCGCTCGCGAACGATTCGCAAAGGATCGCGGTCGCAAAGGCTGAGCGTATGGGGTATAAAATTCGTAATCCTGAATTGGTGGCGTTATTGCCAATTGATAGCGATTTTAACGGATTCCTTCCAACGAATCCGATTTATGGAGTAAACGGTAAAAATTATAGAAGATAATGGCTGAAATACTTTTAATATCAGACGTATATATTAAAAAATATACCAACGTTAACGGGGCGGTTGATCCAAACCTATTATACCCCTCCATTTATTTGGCGCAAGATAAATTCCTCGCGCCATACCTTGGAACGAACCTTTACGAAAAGATTAAAAACGACGTGGCAAATAATACCCTAACGGGCGATTATTTGACCCTTGTGGACGATTACGCTCGCCGCGTTGTTTTATGGTGGGCGATGGTCGAGGCGGCCCCCGCGTTAACTTATAAAATCGATAACGCTACGATGGTCCAAAGAACCTCGGAAGATTCAACCCCTGTGCCCGATGTCGTTTTTAAGGATCAACTAAATAAATGGCAACAAAACGCCGAGCATTATACGAGTTTGATGGTCG